GTCATATCCATCCTTCTGCCCCAGCGGCCCGTTTCCCGAAACGGAAAACAGGGTGTCGAGGTCATCTCTCGTCGCAGAAAAGGGCGCGCGGAAACCCGCTTGCGGCCCACTATCCAATTGTTGTGCAGGTCCTCGACATAAACAAGGCAGAACAGCCGGTCAATTGCCGTTTATGAGAAAGCTGGGCGCAAAGCCCGGCAATCGGTGAGTTTTGCCGTGTCGGCAAAACGTTTGATCGCCGTTCATGCTTGTTCTATGACGTCGCAAAAGATCGGTCCGCTTCGGATCGAGTGACGTTCAAGGAGACAGGCCATGTTGCGCGACAAGCTTTCCGAAGCGATGAAGGAAGCGATGAAGGCGAAGGAAACCCGCAGGCTTTCGACCGTGCGGCTGATCCAGACCGCCATCAAGGACCGTGACATCGCCAATCGCGGCACCGGCAAGGACGCTGCCACTGACGACGAAATCCTGCAGATCCTGCAGAAGATGGTGAAGCAGCGCGAGGAGTCGGCGAAGATCTACGAAGACAACGCCCGCCCGGAACTTGCAGCACAGGAACGCGAAGAGATCGCCGTCATCAAATCCTTCATGCCGGAACAGATTTCCGACGAGAAGGCGAGCGAGATCGTCGCTTCCGTCATCGCCGAAATTGGTGCTGCTGGAATGAAGGACATGGGCAAGGTGATGGCCATCCTGCGCGAACGCTATGCCGGCCAGATGGATTTCGCCAAGGCGTCCGGCACGATCAAGGCGCAGCTGAGCTGAGGTCTAGCCGCTACGCATAAAACGAGAAAGGCGGGAAGTCCTTCATGGAGTTCCCGCCTTTTGCTCTTCTACGCCTCCCATCGGCCGACCGCGGACATGCCACCGGTAGGAGAGGACGATCGACCGCAGTCATTGCAGGCAGCCGTCCTGAAGAGCAATCTCAGATGCCGTACCCGCCTGTCGAGGCGACTGACGGCACGTCTTGTCGGATTCAACGCTATGCAGGGAACCTGCGTATCGCAAGTTACAATTCGTTAATTTCTGTGGGTTGATCGGGTCGGTGGTCACGGGAGCGGCGGCCTGTGAATAGCGGGCATGATTTGCGGCCGGGCTGGCATTCCTGCGCACTGAGCATTAATATGGTCTCTGGCACGCGAGGTAGACATGCGCTTTTCAAACAGTTTTCTTGATGAGATCCGGGATCGGGTGCCGATTTCGACGGTGATCGGCCGTCGTGTCACCTGGGATCGCAGGAAGACCAATGCTGCGCGCGGCGATTTCTGGGCCTGCTGCCCGTTCCATGGCGAGAAAAGCCCGAGCTTTCACTGCGAGGACCGCAAGGGCCGCTATCACTGCTTCGGCTGTGGCGTGTCGGGCGATCATTTCCGCTTCATGACCGATCTGGAAGGGCTGAACTTTCCAGAAGCCGTCCAGCAGGTCGCCGATATGGCTGGTATCGCCATGCCGCAACCCGATCCGCAGGCGGAAAAGCGTGAACGGGAGCGGATGTCGCTTCTCGACGTCATGGAAATGGCGACGCGCTTCTTTCAGGACCAGTTGCAGAGCCCAACCGGCGCCAAGGCACGCGCCTATCTTCGCGACCGCGGACTGACGGCTCGCACGATCGAGAATTTCCGGCTCGGCTATGCGCTGGACAGCCGCAATGCGCTCAAGGAGTTCCTTGCCGGCAAAGGTGTCGCGAAGGAACAGATCGAGGCCTGCGGCCTGGTGCGTCACGGCGAGGGGATTGCCGTTTCCTACGACTATTTCCGCGACCGCATCATGTTCCCGATCCTGTCGTCGCGCGACAAGGTGATTGCCTTTGGTGGACGCGCGATGGCGCCGGATGCGCCGGCCAAATACATGAACTCGCCGGATACTGAACTCTTCCACAAGGGTCAGGTGCTCTACAATTTCACCCGCGCCAGGCGGGCGGCACAGCCGGGGCCGGGATCGAAGGAACCGGGCACGATCATTGCCGTGGAAGGCTATATGGATGTGATCGCGCTCAGCCAGGTGGGCGTCGAAAATGCAGTTGCGCCGCTCGGTACGGCATTGACCGAAAACCAGCTGGAGCTGCTTTGGCGGATGACGCCGGAACCGATCCTGTGTTTCGATGGCGATGGTGCCGGTATCCGTGCTGCAAACCGTGCTGCGGATCTCGCGCTTCCCTCCATCAAGCCCGGCCGCTCGGTGCGGTTCGCGTTGCTTCCAGACGGCAAGGATCCGGACGATCTCGTCAAGCACGAGGGAAGAGCGCCGTTCGATGGCGTGATCGCGCAGGCGCGTCCGCTTGCGGAGATGGTCTGGCAGCGGGAAACCAATGGTGCCGCCTTCGAGACCCCGGAAAAGCGGGCGGAACTCGAGGCAAGGCTCAAGCAGATCGTTTCCGTGATTGCCGACGAAAGTGTGCGCCGTCACTACCAGCAGAATGTGCGCGATCGTCTCAACGGCTTGTTCCAGCCGCAGCGCAATGGCGGCGGTGGCGATCGTCGTCAAAGCTACCAGCAGCGCGAAGGCGGCGGGGCCGGCAGAGGCGGTGCAGCCGGCGGAAGGGGTGGATCGTCTTTCCAGCAGCAGGGTCGCGGAATGGGCATTTCCGACCGCCTGACGCGATCGGGGCTGGTGCGGGGACATCTCGACCTTCCGGCCCTGCGCGAAAGCGTGCTGGCGCTGACCATCGTCCATCATCCGCAGCTTCTGCTCAACGAGTATGACGAGATCGCCTCGATCGAATTCGAGAACCGCGATCTGAAGCGGATGTGGTCTTGCGTGCTGACTATTGTCGGGCAGGCCGGTGCCGGTTTGACGGTGCAGGACCTGAAACGGGAACTCGGCGAGAATGGCTTTGAGGAACTGTTGAAGTCGATGAACCAGCAGATCCGCAATGCGCGACTGTGGACGGCGACGGAAGAGGCCGATCCGCAGGATTCGCTGCAAGCCTACCGCCAGACCCGGGCACTGCATTCCAGAAACAAGGAGCTCCGCTGGCAGAAGATCGAGCTGGAGCGTGAACTCGCGGAGATGACCGAGGACGAGGCCGAGCGTGCCGAGATTTTGCTGCGTGCACTTCTGGAGGTACAGAATGAAATTTCCAGGCTTGAAAACCAGGAAGCGATCATCGACGGCTTCGGTGTTCTGTCAGGACGCGTCAAGGGCGCTGCCGTCAGTCACGGCTAAAGGAGAGCTGCGCAGATACTAAACCGTGTTGAATTGGTCGCCTGATGGATTAACAGCGCGAGTGGAGTGGTCTATACAGCTCTTGATTGATCACTGTATTGTTGCAATGCATCGGAAAATGGCGTCAATCCCGCGCATTTCGGGTAGAGCCAAGGGTTTTTACCGGGCGGCGGGCTCTTGTCTTTCATTGTGCACCGCTTACATATGGCTTCAATATGACGGGAGTACCGCCAACGGGGACATGGTCGTAAGGTAATTTCCACTTTTCCTGGGCACAAGCTTTGGAAGAACTTGACGAAGCGTTATTTTGTGGGAATCACCATTTCGGGCAATATTGGTGGAGTGGGTCTGGCGCCGCGGCGATGTTCGGCATCTTCGTTCTGGCGGTCCCCGCGAGTAGCGGTCGCCGATGGTAATCGGGAGTTAAAGGTCATTCCGTTACGAGTTGGATATTGATTCGCGGCTGGTGTGGCTTTTGCCCTCCGCCGCAGGCCACGAAGCGCTGCGCAGTGGCGTTCAGGGAAAGCGACGACATACATGGCAACTAAAGTCAAAGAAAACGAAGAAGCCGATACCGAGCGCGAAGGCTCGGTCGACGGTCCGCTTCTCGATCTTTCTGACGACGCGGTCAAGAAGATGATCAAAGCCGCGAAGAAGCGCGGCTACGTGACGATGGACGAGCTCAACTCGGTTCTTCCGTCCGAAGAGGTCACTTCCGAACAGATCGAAGACACGATGGCGATGTTGTCCGACATGGGCATCAACGTCGTTGAAGATGAAGAAGCCGAGGAGGCCACCACCGAGGAGGAGGACTCCAACGAGAGCGAAGAGAGCGAAGGCGGCGAACTTGCCCCGACGTCCAGCACCGCTCTTGCCACGGCGAAGAAGAAAGAACCCACCGATCGTACCGACGATCCGGTGCGCATGTATCTGCGCGAAATGGGCTCGGTCGAGCTTCTGTCGCGTGAAGGCGAAATTGCGATCGCCAAGCGCATCGAGGCTGGCCGCGAGACGATGATCGCCGGTCTGTGCGAAAGCCCGCTGACGTTCCAGGCGCTGATCATCTGGCGCGACGAACTGAACGAAGGCACGACGCTGCTGCGCGAGATCATCGATCTCGAGACGACCTATTCGGGTCCCGAGGCGAAGGCTGCGCCACAGTTCCAGAGCCCGGAAAAGATCGAGGCGGACCGCAAGGCTGCCGAGGAAAAGGAAAAGACCCGCAAGGCTCGTTTCTCTGCTGCCAACGATGACGACATCACCGCTGTCGGCGGCGACCAGGGCTTGGAAGAAGAGGAAGAGGACGACGACGAGTCGAACCTTTCGCTTGCCGCCATGGAAGCGGAACTGCGCCCGCAGGTCATGGAAACGCTCGACACGATTGCGGATACCTACAAGAAGCTGCGCAAGCTTCAGGACCAGCAGGTCGAGCAGCGGCTTGCCGCCTCCGGCACGCTGTCTTCCGCTCAGGAGCGCCGCTACAAGGAACTGAAGGACGAGCTGATCACGGCAGTGAAGTCGCTGTCGCTGAACCAGAACCGCGTCGAAAGCCTTGTCGAACAGCTGTACGACATCTCCAAGCGTCTGATGCAGAACGAAGGTCGTCTTCTGCGTCTGGCTGAATCCTACGGCGTCAAGCGCGACTCGTTCCTGGAACAGTATCAGGGTGCCGAGCTTGATCCGAACTGGATGAAGTCGATTGCCAATCTGTCGGCACGCGGCTGGAAGGATTTCGCCAAGGCGGAGTTCAACGCCATTCGCGATATCCGTCAGGAGATCCAGAGCCTGGCCACCGAAACCGGTATTTCGATCACCGAATTCCGCCGGATCGTGTCTATGGTGCAGAAGGGCGAGCGCGAAGCGCGGATCGCCAAGAAGGAAATGGTCGAGGCGAACCTTCGTCTCGTGATTTCCATCGCCAAGAAATACACCAACCGCGGCCTGCAGTTCCTGGACCTTATCCAGGAAGGCAATATCGGCCTGATGAAGGCCGTCGACAAGTTCGAATACCGTCGCGGTTACAAGTTCTCGACCTATGCGACCTGGTGGATCAGGCAGGCGATCACCCGCTCGATCGCCGACCAGGCCCGCACGATCCGTATTCCGGTGCACATGATCGAGACGATCAACAAGATCGTCCGGACATCGCGCCAGATGCTGCACGAGATCGGCCGCGAGCCGACCCCGGAAGAGCTGGCCGAAAAGCTTGCCATGCCGCTCGAAAAGGTCCGCAAGGTCCTGAAGATCGCCAAGGAGCCGATCTCGCTCGAAACCCCCGTGGGTGACGAAGAGGATTCGCATCTGGGTGACTTCATCGAGGACAAGAACGCGCTGCTGCCGATCGATGCCGCCATTCAGGCGAACCTTCGTGAAACGACGACGCGGGTTCTTGCATCGCTGACGCCGCGTGAAGAACGTGTTCTTCGCATGCGCTTCGGCATCGGCATGAACACCGACCACACGCTCGAAGAAGTCGGCCAGCAGTTCTCGGTCACCCGCGAACGTATCCGCCAGATCGAGGCGAAGGCGCTGCGCAAGCTGAAGCACCCGAGCCGGAGCCGCAAGCTTCGCTCGTTCCTCGACAGCTGATCGCTGGACCAGACCCATTAAAAGCCCGGCCGTTATGACGTGCCGGGCTTTTTTATTGATGTTGTGATCGGGCCGGGCTCGATCATGCCCGCGAACCATCCTACATGGGAGCCATGCCGGATATGTCTCCCGCCCCGCATAAGAAGGTGATCGCAACGGCGCTGGGTGCGTCCGTCGCTCTGCATCTGATCATCGCGGGCGCGCTCCTCGTCAAATTGCCGCTGCCGACAAATGCGGTTCCCGAGGAGGAAACCGTCCAGGTGGAGATTGTGCCGCCGCCGGAAGAGGACAAGCAGGAGCCGGTCGAAGAAGCGAAGAAGCCTGACGAGCTGAACCTCAAGGAAGAGGCGAAGACCGAAGAGCCGCCACCGGAAAAGCCGCCCGAGCAGAAGCCTCAGGAAGATCCGCTCGAGGACCCCGTGATTTCGGCGAGCAAGGCTTCGGCACCGGAAGCTGCTCCGCCGCCTTCCCCTGCGCAGGACGAAAAGCCGGAGGAGCAGAAGCCGCCGGAACCTCAGCCTCCCAAGCCTGAAGAACCAAAGCCCGAAGAGCCGCAGCCTCAAGAAAAGCCGCCCGAAGAAAAGGCGCCGGAAGAAGCGAAAGAGCCCGAGGCACCGCAGAAGGCCGAGCAGCCGGCACCGCCGCCGCCGCCTGCAAGCCCGACACCGGCCGAGGAGGAGAAGCAGGCGTCAGCGCCGCCGATGTCCGCACTGCGGCCTGTGTTCCAGTTTGGCGAAAAGGATAGCGGTCCGCGCCAGGCGCTTGACGGCAATGCTGTGGAGGATGCGCCAGCGCCCGCTGCGACCGATGCCGATCCGCCCGCGCCGGAGGAGCCTGCACAGACGGCGGGTCCCGACGGACAGGGCGAGGGAGCGCCAGCAGAAACGCCGGTGCCGACCAATATGACGCCGCCGCAGCTCAGTGTCCCAGGCTCCGATCCGTCGGGAATGCCCGGACCTGCCGGCGGTGCGTCTCCTGATGCGATGTCGGCCGGGCTCTTTACCGGGCCCCCGGCATCCGCACCCGTGCCGACGCAAAAGCCAGCGCCGCCGAAACCATCCACTGCCGCCGGCGATCTCAAGCCTGTCAGAACGCTGTTTTCCGCGCGCGATACCGGTGATGCGCTGGCGACCGTCGCGATGGCCGGCATTCCGCGCGGCGTTCGGGCAGGGCAGCTCTGCTCGTCGGAACTCAGCGCGCAACTTCAGAACGGCTCGCCCGCCTACAATCCCGATGTCTTGCCCGCACCGAAGCTGCCCAATGGGACGGTTCTCGAGGCGCGCAATATCGGCTTTCGCGCCAAAGGCCAGTGGCATGATGTCAGCTTCCGCTGCGAAGTCGATGCCGATGCCACGAAAATCGTTTCGTTTTCGATGAATGTGGGTGGCCTCGTGCCGCGCTCGGAATGGCGCAAGCGCGGTTTTCCCGAGTTTTGATCTTCAAGCAGAGAAGAGAATTTCGATGGCGCAGACCGCGATCCAGATTTCGACCAGAGGCCAAGGGCTATACGAGTTCACGGATGAAGCCGAACGCTTCGTGCGCCAGGCCGGGCGCGACGAGGGCCTGCTGACCGTCTTTGTTCGCCACACGTCCTGTTCGCTGATCATTCAGGAAAATGCCGATCCGGACGTGAAGAGCGATCTGAAGGCGTTCCTTTCCCGCCTCGTTCCCCCCTCGGACGATCCTTCGATGGGCTGGGTCAGCCATACAATGGAAGGGCCAGATGATATGCCGGCACATATCAAGGCGGCACTGACGGCAGTCTCGATCGGCATTCCCGTATCTGGCGGCAGGCTGGTGCTTGGCACGTGGCAGGGGATCTATCTCTTCGAGCACCGCGACAGCCCGCACAGGCGCGAGATCGTGCTGCATCTTTCGTCGTGATGATCGTTGTTTTCCAAATGAACACATACTGAATGATCGGTTTTGCAGGCATTCAGCTGGGTTGGATAGAGTTGCATTGACCGTTGGCCCGAAAGGCCGCCGCGAGACAGCCGGACAACCGGTGACAGGTTCAGGAGAAGCAAAAGATGACTACAATCACACGCCTGATGGCGAAGGCCGGCCTTGCAGCCTTGATCGCCCTGACAGGGATTTCGGCGTCCGCGCCAATCGCCGCCGCCGCCGGCCCGGAATTCGTACAGTACCGTGAGCGCGACTGGCGTCCGCACCACCCGCCGCGCTATGAGCGCCCGCGCCACATGCGTCCCGTCGGCTGCTCGCCGCGCCTGGCTGAACGTCGCGCCGAAGCGATGGGCCTGCGCCGTACCCGCGTCGTCGACATCTCCCGCCGCAGCGTGACCGTCGTCGGCGTCGACCGCCGCGGACGCGACCGGGTCGTGTTTGCCAATGTGCGGGGCTGCCCGCTCATCCGTCGCTAACGGATCTCAAGCGTCCCAGTCTATCTTCAGCCCCGTCCGGCATTCGCCGGGCGGGGTTTTGTCGTTGAAGCGATCCGATCAGGGATCGATGGAGAACACGACATTGACGTTGACCGTGTAGCTGGTCTCGCCGGCCGCCACCGGAACGCCGTTGCCGGAATCCTTTGCCATTGTCATGCGCATCATCGGCGGGGCCATGGGCGGTGCCGAATTCTCGCTGATCTCCATGATGCGGCCAAGCTTGACGCCGGCAGCTTCCGTCAGCGTCTTTGCCTTGGCGAGCGCTTCGGCAACGGCTGCCTTGCGCGCCTGCGTCATCACTTCGTCGGTATTGGTATTGGTGAACTCGATCTGTCCGCCCTGGTTGACACCGAGCTTGACCGTCTTGTCGATCAGACCGCCGAGCTTTTCGAGATCGCGCACCTTCAGCGTCAGCGTGTTGGACACTTCGTAACCGATAATTTCCTGCGGCGGCTCGATGCCGTCCTTCGGGGCTACCTGGCGATATTGCGGGTAGATCGCAAAGCTGCTGGTCTGGACGTCGCGATCGGCAATGCCTTCAGCCTTGATGGCGGCGAGCACTTCGCTCATTGCCGTGTTGTTGGCGGAGACGGCCGCATCGGCGGTCTTTGCCTGCCTCACGACGGCAAGCGACAGGATCGCCATATCGGGCGCGACCGCGGCCTTGCCCTCACCGGACACGCTGATGATCGGTTCGCGCGGCGTGCGGGCTTCCTGCGCAGAGGCGACCGTTGCCGAAAACGGCGACAGCGGGAGGAAGGCCGTGCCGAGGGCAAGGGCTAGGAAAGCCGGCGCGAGAGAAGGGGCGGTGGGCAAACGGCGCATTGTGTCTCCTTTGATACTGGTTGTTCGACCTCGACGATCCCGGCCAAATGCCTGAGTTGAAAGCCGAACACCCTCTAGGTGACGTGTGATTGTGAACCTATTGCGGCGAGGCCTTGTGAGCGTTCACAATTTGAGCTAGACGGACCCTTGCGACCGGCGAACCATTGCGCCAGTCGTCATGCCTTCAAAGGGCAGGGCCTGTAGCTCAATGGTTAGAGCCGGCGGCTCATAACCGCTTGGTTGGGAGTTCGAGTCTCTCCGGGCCCACCACCTCAATTCTTAGTTATTGATATCGCTTCACTATCTGGAATATTCCCCTCACAAGAATTGCTGTGAGGGGCAAGCTCGTTCCCGAGCTGTTCGCTGACGATGCGCGAAGACTTTACTCCAAGGCGGGCTCTGTCCGCTTTTTTTGTGTAAACTTCAGCCTGTTTGGAGTTCGACCAGCCGAACTGGCTCATCAATTCATGCGCTGTTGCGCCGCCATTTGCGGCCATCGTCGCTGCCAGCTTCCGCAAGCCGTGGGTATTTTTTTCGAGATTCGCTTTCCTTGATGCGTCCCCGAACCAGTTTCCGAACCCTGGGACCGAAAATGGCTTCCCATAATCAGTCACCAAAAAATGGAGATCGCCGGTCTGCGTTGCCGCGATCATGTCGATCACGCGCTGCGGAAGCTCGACAGTGATTCGCGCTGATGTCTTCGTAGTGGTGATTGAGAGGGTATTGCCGCGCAGGTGCTGACGTCCGATCCGGACCAGGTCCGACCGCCTCAGCCCAGTATGCATGGCGAGCTCCATCGCCAGCCGCTGTTTTGTGCCTATCGGCCATTTGATGCAGAATGCCCGAACGTCCTCGATCTCCCACGCCGGGAAGCCGTCACCCTTGAGCTTGAAGCGCTCCGCTCCTTCTGTAGGGTTGACCTTCATGTGGCCGTTCTTGACGGCCCACCGGCATAGAGCAGACATCGATTTCAGATAGTTGTTTGCGGCTGCCGGCGTCTTGGCTCGATCTTCCATGCCTGCACGCACGGCTTTGTCCGTGATCAGGGAGTAAGGCTTCATCCCGATCTTGCCGCCGCGACCGTCTGACTTTTCTTTGACATGGAAAAATATGTTGCTGCGCTGCTTCCTGGTCGCCGGCTGGAGGCCTGCCCAGTCTGCGCTCTCCATGTAGCGAGCAATAAGCCATGCGATCGTGTTCGTGGTGTCGCGACCCTTTATCTCGACTTCAGTACCCGCAAGAGCGGCCTGATAGGCCGCGCGAAATCTGCTATCGTTGGGGTCGGGAAGGCGGGTGCGCGTACCCTTCCCGATGCGGAAATAGTATACCCAAGAACCGTTTCGGTCCTTTTGCTTACAGACATAGAGCGGGAGTTTTCGCGGCATGAGGTCATTCAAAGCCTGATCTCCTCGTGTTCGTCAACAGCAGCTGGCTTCGCGTTGTCTGGCGCGACACGAAAAAGCCTGCCGCCAATCTCCACTTCGACGCGAACACCATCCCTCTTGGCTACCTTCGCCATCCTGCGCAGCTCAATCTCGGTGATGATCGCTCGAGCTGTCATGGCTTGCCATCCGCATCGTTCTGGGGCGAGCAGATGTTCTCGTTTTTAGGGTCACTGTTAGGGTCATCTGGGCAACATGTTGCCGAGCTTTCTCCTTTTGATCCACACGCGTTCTCGTTGACTTTCGACGCATCCGCGAGTTCGGCTGATACCAAATTCGTTTCGGGCGCGGGGGATGCCGGCCGGGTCGGGTTTACTGTTTCTTCGGCCGTGGCGATGTATGTTAAGGTATGAAGAGCTGGTTCGAGAGATTGAAACGCTGGGCGAAAGCCTTGAAAAGGGACGCGATCGCACTCTGGATCGCCGCTCGGGATAAGCGTACGCCGTTCGCGGCCAAGTTGGTCGCCGGGTGTGTAGCTGCCTATGCTCTCTCGCCTGTCGATCTCATCCCGGACTTCATTCCCATCCTGGGCTACCTCGACGAGCTGTTGCTTCTCCCTTTCGGGATCGCTCTTGCTGTCCGTCTCATTCCCGGCGACCTGATGACGGAATTCCGACTGCTCGCCGAGAGCCAGATCGCACGCCCAATCAGTCGTGGTGGACTTGCTGTGATCGTGACGATCTGGCTGCTGGTCGCTGCTCTGGGGTGCTGGTGGGTGTGGACGATGGTCGCAGGACCCTAGCGCATGGTTCTTGGGCGGTTGGCCGCTAAGCGTTGACGGTTCGTTAATCGAAGCGGCGCATGACTTACGTGCTTCAAGTTGTGAGAGACGAGAAGTTGTCGGCAGGCTTGCTTTCATCAGCACGGGCAAGTCTGCCGGTTCCGACCTCGGTGACGGTGCAGGGTCGACGAGCTGGAAGCGGGTCGGATCAAAGCCTTGTTCCATTACCTTGAAGGCATCGAGATAGAATTTTGTCTCGTTGACAATCTCTTCAAGAAACAGGACTGAGCCAAAATCCGGCTCGTGTCCAACTTTCCTGACCGTGTAGGTTTCGCCTAAGACAGGAAGAAGGATGCCATCGCTTGGTGCTTCCGTCCTTCTGTCGGGCTCGAAGTCCCTCACGAGCTTCACTTTCTGGCCAGCGATAAAATCAGCCATTGTCCGAGCCCTCCGTGGTGGCGATGGTGGCTTCGAGCGCCTGGGCATCTTCTGGTGTCGCGACTTCGAAGTGAGGATGCGCCTTGCCCTCGTCGTCGATGACTTCCATTTCGTGCAGCCGGAACAGTCCCCCAAGTGTCCAGTTGCACGGCTTTCCATCCGGCTCTTTGCGTGGGCCTTCTGCACCTGTGATGCGACCAACGCAGGAAAAGCCAATGTACTTTTCAGCCGTTTCAGCATCAGTGCCGGCACGGGTGAAGCTCGTGATTGATTGGACCGTTTTGCACATGGGGCATTTGAAAGCCGCATGTATGCGATCGGAAACGCCTTGGGCCTTGATGCGGGCGCGGAACTCGTCGAGCTTGATCGTTTCCATCAGCGTGCCGCCTCCAATGCTGCCGTGACGTGGCGATGCACGACGGCTTCCAAATCTTTTGTGGTGATTGAGATCGTGTCGTCGCCAGCCGGATCGGCGGGGCCGTCCAGTTCGCAGGCGGCGGTGACGATCGAGGCGGCCAGCCGGTCGATGTTCACCCGCAAATTCGTTTCGGGTGATGGGGGGAGGTCCATCTCATCTGCCAAAACGCCTATCCTGCGAGACAGGTCATCAAGCTGTGAGTAGAACCATCCTTCCCAAGTGCACCCCTCTTCAGGAGGCTCCCGCACGTCATCAATCGCATCAAATACGCGCTGAACAAACTCGCCAGGCACCCTTTTCATTTTCGTATGCTGCGATGGTGAGATCGGCGGGTAAAGCCGATTTAGGTCCGCTGAAAGCCACCGCGCCATCATCGGGTGGCTTTCTCCCGCGTCGTGCATCCGGTTAATATTCGCCTGCACCGCGTCTTTGATCTGCTGATAAGTGGGGCGGCATAACCCAGCCATTTTCGTTTCGGTCGCGGGGGTGAGCGCAGTAAGAACGGCGCGGATGGCATCAAGTGCGAAGAGGGCTTCGCTGAGGCCGGCGATCTCAACCGGCACTCGGAATCCGACGAGACGCATCTCATCGTCTCTAGGGTCTGGATGATTGAAGCCGCCGCCTTTCACGACCTGCTGAGCAAGGCTGAGGTATTTGCTTTCGAGGGGAGTGAGGTCCGCCGCATGCGTCTCGGGCGCTGGGTCTGATCGCAGAGAATTAGTCGGGGGGAGGTCATAAGGCTCCCCCCTAACCGTCTCTCCGGTTTCTGGTCTTCCCGGCGACGGCTTAACTGGCGACTGAGCGGGCGGAAGTGTCAGTGCTGCGATCATTTTTTCAGGCGTCAGCTCAAACCCGGCACCCTTTCCGCTCTCGTCGAGGATCTTCGGATCCATGACCTCGCTGTAGAGGTAGGTGTCAATCTTCCCGTCCGGGATCTCGTCTCCCGTTTCGAGATCGACAACCGGCGAACCTCCCAGGCATTCCGCATGGCAGGTGCCTTCGGTGATGTCGTCAGCGCAAACGTCTTCCGGCTTGAACGCTACGCCACAAAGCGAGCAGCGATGGGTGTCGTCAGTCATGGTTGTGAACCTCTTGGCAGACGAGAGCAGCCCTGCGCGCTTCCCATTGGCGCAAGATGTTTCGTTTGCGGGTGACGAGTTGAAGGTGATCCTGCTCGGGCCGCACGCAGAGACGGTTTCGGCAGTAGTGGTCGATCTCTTTCTTGCCGGGAATGTAGCCGTGCTCGTTGGTCCACATGACCAGGTGCACGGCGACCGTCTGCCCGCCTAAAGACATGCGAGGATATCCGGCGCCTCGACCTTCCTTGCCTGATGTCGGGCCGGTCCAAGTCCAGCAGCCGGTGCGATCGTCGATCTGGACACGGGCCATGATCTTCTCGCGGATCTGATCTCTTCTGCTCATGCTGACTCCTTCCATTCGCGGAAGCGTCCGAGTAAGACGTCCCACCGCTTGGCGGCGGCAGGGTGCGTGTTGAGTTCCGAGCGGGATTCAATCTGCAGGACTTTGCGGACACCGGTGGCGAAGCGCTCGCGGTCGTCTGACGGGATTCCATGCTTCTGCAGCATGAAATGCTTGAACAGAGTGTCCTCGCAGATCCTGCCGCATTCCTTCGCCAAGTCCGGTCGCGGCTGCTCCTGAAGCTTCTGCAGCTCGCGGATCTTTCTGAAAGCGTCTGCGAGTATGCGGAGCAGAAACAGAATGTCGGCGTGCGCGTGCAGGAGAAAGTTGCGGTCCTGATACCCGCACTCTGCCGTCAGCGTCACAAGGGCGATCGACGGCTGAGTAGGTAGCAAGCGAGCCGTCAGCTGCTCGCCATGACGGGTGCTGTCAATCGCTCTCCAGTCCGTGCTCGCCTCGCCGTGGCGCGCGCGGATGGTGTCCAGCCGCTCTTTGTCCTGGGCGCGCCCCATCAATCCAAACTCCCGCTGGATGCGAAGTCAAAGCCGGCAAGGTCATTGACGGCCGATACGACGAGCGCAGCGATCATCAAAACTTTGGCGTTGTCGCGCATGCCGTTGCTGTCGACCGTCAGCACGTCGGCGCCATCATCGTCGAGGATCACGCCGACGTCCTCTTCGGACAGACGCAGGGGTAGTTTAACGTCCTGGTCGGCGAAGGCTGCTCGAACTGCATTGGCGGCTGGAAGGTCCTGCACGTTCAGGCCTCCCGCTGTGCCAGGCGCGATAGTAGAAGGTCGCGCAGCGGGCGGTCTGCCTGGAGGCAGCCGCTAAGGGTCAGCGCATGAAAGAGCGCGGCCTCAAGCGAACGCGTGCCTTCGACGATGGATGCCTCGTCGCTCGCGCGGTCGGACAACATTCCAAACCTGCCTGCGGCATCGTTCAGATTGACCGCGACTGCGCCAAGCTCGCGCTCAAAGAAGGAAACCGAACGCGCCTCGACGGCGCGCGGTGCGGGGCGGACTGGCAGGCGTAGGATGGTCGCGCTCATACCGCCTCCTGCGCATATCGAGTTTCGATCTCAATGACGCGCTGGCCGGCTAGTGCAGCAGCGGCGCACATGCCAATGATCGAGATCACGACGGCGAAAGCGATGGTGAAACGCGTTGGAAGGTGTTCGAGGCGGGCGCGTCCCGATCCGGTGATAGCGATCGTCGAAGGACGAACACCCGGATCATCGACGATGAAAGGTGCGTTACGCCGTTCGGCTGCGTGGCGGCGGACGATCTCCGCTTCCACTTCCAATCGCATCTCTATGGCGATTTCAGCCGATATGCCCCAACGTTCATCGCTGGCGATTTCAGCTGTCCAGAATACGAGTTCTTCGTCCAGCTGCAGCATCGTCATCTGTGACAATGGCAGTGTAGTGGGCATTTGCTGAGGGTTTTTGACGGCTGACATTGTGGCCTCCGATCCGTTTCGGATGCCGTCTGCGCGGCTCGCGCCGGGGGTACGCAGACGGGCACCGAAGCGGATCAGGCGGCGAGCTGGGCCGGAACAGAAACGCGCCGCTGATAGGTGCTGGCGGCGACTGCATAGGCGCGTGCGTCGTCAGCAACATCGTTTAGCTGGCTGGTTGTGATGCCGAGGCTGTTCTTGAGGTCGCTCTCGGTGCAGCCTTCGCCAAGGCGGCGCATGGCTTCGCCGACGCAGGCAACCTGCTCCTGACGGTTGCGGCAAAGCGGATAAGCGTTGTGGTTTTCGAAACGCATTTTTCTCTCCTGTTTGTCCGCCAGCAGGCGGAGCTAGAAATGTCCGGCGTTACTGTCTGCGGCGGACGGAGAGATGTAAGCGTAAATTATAAGCGATTGCAAGCAAAAATTATAAGTAACACTTAGAACGAATCACTCTCGACTCTTTCGAAAAATGAATCAATAAGAGAACGTATAAAGAACGGGAGGCATGAATGACTGAAGAAATGCCCTTGGGAGCAGCGAGCAGATTGAGTGTTGAGTGCGCCGATTGCGGCCGTAATCGCTGGATCCAGCCGGGCCAGTTGGTGACGCGGGGGGTGAGCCTGCACACGCCATTACGTGATGTCTCGCTGAAGCTATCATGTTCCGGCTGTAAGGCTGATGGTCTACCCGGAAAGAACGTGACCGTGCAGGCGTTTTTCAATCGAGATGTGGATCGGCTTCGCGCTGAGGCGGAAGTTCTCAGAATCCAAGTAGCTCTTTCAAAGGAATCACTCGCCAAAGGCGCTTGATGGCATACCGGTCGTAGCTTAACTGCTTCTTCGGATTGTATTGCTCGACGACAATTTCTTTTCCCGTTCGCTGGACAAGCTTCTTGATGAACGCTTTTCCAACCTGGCCCTCTTCGGGGGAGAACATTTCAATCACAACGTGATCCCCAGGCACGGGCTCGCGGCCGCCACAGTAGATAACTTCGCCCGGATCATACCGAGGGACCATACTGTCGCTAAGGACGTGAAGAGCGAAGACGTTCTTCATCGAGGCAATACCGGGAGGCCTGCGCACGAAGCCTTGGACCTCGCCGTTGAAGGAAAAGTCGCCGTCATCTCCTCCGTATGACACTCCCAGGAGTTCTACGTCCATAGGGCCGGAAGGAAGTGGCGCATAGTCTGTGATAATCTCAGCATCTGCCAAGTCTTGATCGTCAAGGTATACGACTTCGCCCTCTGACAAGGCACTCGCGTCGACTTTCAGCAGCCCGGCCGCGCGACGTAAGTTATCGAACGATGGCGAGTTCTTGCCGCTCTCCCACATTCCCACCGCTGCAACTTCAATCCCGAGGGCTTCGGCGATATTACGCTGAACAAGGCCGCGCCTCTTCCGCGCTGTCTTAATTGCTAGTCCGATCTTTAGGGCATTCTCTTTCTTAGTCATGCTTATAAATCGCCTAAGTGCCTTGCCGCTGGATAGCCAATTATCGCTTGCAAGCAATTCTAAGTTATGCTTACAAGTAGCCATGGGCACAGACACCACTGCACTTGAAAGAGCGATTGAGAGCGTCGGCAGCGCTAGCGAACTTGCTCGCCGACTGGGCGTAACCCCTGCCGCAGTCTTGCAATGGCAGAAGGTTCCGCCTTCCCGGGTGCTTGTCGTTGAGAGCGTCACTGGAGTTTCCAGACATGAGCTTAGGCCCGATATATTCGGCTCTCGCCCGGAGGCTGCCGAATGATGCGCCTCCTTCACGATGTTCCCCCTGGTGGCGGTTTCTCCTCCCGTCCCGCCACCAAATACCGCGCAACGCAGGCTTTGCGTTCACGTCGCGCGGCAACTCGGCCGGAGCAGACCCTGTCTGGCGGACCGTTCCGGCCGATTTCTTTTCTAGAGCTTCGTGCATGCGGTCCCCCGTGATCTGATGCGCTGAACTTCTCACTTTCGAATGCTTCCCACGATGGGAAACGCGCGGGACTTTTCCCGGCGCGGGAAAACTGTGTCTGGAGAAACCCCATGCAGGATACTTTGACGAACGCCTGGTTCCATCAGCTGAAAGCCGCCAACCGTCTGCTGATCAAGAAGAACGGCGGCATTGAAGCTGCAGCGGAAACCTGCTCGCTTTCGAAAAGCCAGGTCGGCCGGTGCAATGCAGATTCCGACACGGAGCTGCTGCCGATCCCGGCCGTGCTGAGGCTGGAAGCCGAATGCGGCGACCCGTGCGTCACGCGTGTTATGGCCGGTCTGCACGGCTGCAAGCTCACCGACCCGGAAGAGAAGAATCGCGACGGCACGTGCCTGGTGCGCGGCTCCCTCGCGATCGGCGCTGCGGCGAACGAGTATCAGCGCAATGCCTCCATTGCCTATTCCGACCTTCAAGTGAGCCCCGCGGAAGCGCGGCAGGGAATGCGTGATCTCGAGAAGGTGGTCGCTGAGGCGACCGAACAGATGCGGCGGTATGCCGGGATTGTCGCCAAGGGCGGCGATGCCTCGCCGGCTCTGAAGATCGTCGGCGGGGAATGATTCCATGGCCCGCACCGCGTTCAAGCTTGTCGGCGTGATGATCAACGTGCCTGAGAAGGCGAAGATGACGCTCGATCGGCAGGCGGCGGAGCGTGGTGTTGCCTCGTCGATCTGGGCTGGACAGGTGTTCGACCTCGGCTTTGCGGCGGTCTGCGCGCGCGAGAAAGGGATGCCGGTCACTGACGCGGATCTCGATGCGATCGTCGGCGCCACGCTGCTGCTCTGGGAACGCGGCGAATGGGATGGCGCATCGATAGCCAAGGGGCTCGGCGTCTCGGAGGCGACCGTCTCGCGCGTTCTCGACGGCTGGCGCAGCTATCGGAGGGCGTCATGACCGTAGTGCCGATGTCGCGACGCTTCGACGACCAGCTGCAAAGATCGCAGCTCCGGAATTTCCGCGCGTTCGCAAAGTATCTCGATGGCCTCAATGCAGGTGACTTCTCTGACGGCGTGCAGCATCGCGACGAGGGTGCGTATGAGCGCTATGTGCGCGCCTTCGTTGAAGGTGGCATTTGCTGGCGCGATCCACACGCGAGGCGGCCGTCATGAGTGAGCTTGCGATCCGTGACAGCTCGGAACTGGTTACCTGCATAGAGACGGCGCGCGCGCTGCTGGATGCCGGCGATGTCGAGCGCGCTCTCAAACTTTCGTCCGTGGCCTATGACCAGGCGAAGGCTGTCGCCGGTTCTGCGGAACGTGTGAAGACCTCGCGCGACCTGGTCGACAAGGCGCGGCGCATGCAGGCGGAAGCGCTGAAGATCGAAAGCCTCTGCTACGTCGCCATGGCTGATGCGGTCGACGATGCGCAAGCCAAGGGGCAAATCGCCCGACCGGGTCGCCCATCAAATATTCCCGGCGAGAATGTTTTCACTCTCCAAGATGTGGGTTTGGACGCCAAGCATCTGCATGAGGCTCGCAAGCTACGCGACCACGTGCGTGACGAGCCTAACTTCGTGGAGCGCGTCATCGAGGTGCGGATGTCGGAAGGGCTGGAGCCAAGCCGCGCGGCGCTGAAGAAGGCGGCTCGGCACGCGACCGGCACCAAGACAGCAACCAAGGAAGAGCGCGGTCACGATCTCTACGAGACGCCGAGCGAAGCCATGCGGACGCTGCTGGCTCTGGAAAGCTTCAGCCTGAATGTGTTCGAGCCGAGCGTCGGCAAAGGTGCGATCCTGCGTCCGCTGGAGACGGCGGGCTACGAGGTGACCATTTCCGACCTCGTCGATCGCTGCGTCACGACGCAGCATGGCGAGTGCCAGGGCGTCGGCGACTTCCTTCTGTCCGTTGGTCAAGGTGGCGGCGGCGATATCGTCACCAACCCGCCCTATGGCGTGGCGAATGCGTATGTCGCGCACGCCCTTCGCGCTCACAAGCCGCGCAAGATGGCGATGCTGCTGAACCTCAACTTCCTGTGCGGCTTCGACGATCCCGACAGGTGCTTCGTGATGGACGAATGCCCGCCCTCACGGGTTTACGTCTTCACCCGGCGATTGCCGATGATGCATCGCGACGGCTGGGAGGGCGACAAGGCCAGCAGCCAGATGAATACGGCCTGGTTCATATGGGAGCGGAACGATGACGCCAGCTACGGCGTCGGACATCCGCAGCTCATCCGGGTTGACTGGAAGGCATTCGAGACGGCTCACCCACTGGCGCCGGGTGCCGGTGGGTTCGTTTCCCCGCTGAGCTTCGACGCGCCGGATGACGAGTTTGCTCGCACCACGCCTCGCAAAAGCGTTGGCGAGCGTGTCGACGAGGAGATCCACCGCGCGATTCTGTGGCTGAAAGAGATGCAGCCGTTCGACAACGTGAGCCTTCGGCGTGGCATCGGTGTCCGAGACAGTGTCGCCGTGGCTCTTATCGAGGCGATGTCTGCGAACGGTCTGATCACCTGCGGCGAGGATGGCTTGTGGATGCCAACCGGTGAAGGGCTGCGCTTGACCGCAGACGCGCATGCCCACGATGCCGTGGCCTTGTGGCGCGCCGGAAGGATGGTGGCGGCATGAACCCTGACTTCTCACCCGCCATGCTGCGTGGCTTCGTCAATGCGCGAATCCAGATGGCCGGCTTTCGCGCGGCATTTCCGGACGAACGCAAGAGCGCCCGCCGAAAGGCTCTGAGCTTCGACGAGGCCTGCGCTGCTGAGCGGGCTCACCTCATTCGCCGTGCGGACATCACGCCTGAGCAGCTGGAGCTAGTGCTGTCCGGTCGCCGCATTTCACCGGCGCCGCGCGAGCGGCTTTGGAAGGCGCTGGACGCGGACCCCGGCAGGTTCGGCATCCGCCTCGTCGGCATGACAGAACAGGAGATTGTTCGATGATCCCCGAAATCGATCGCGACCGTTTGGCAATGGACACACGCGACTGGCTGAAGTCGACAGGCCTTTCGACGCGCAACGCCTCATCTGCGCATGAAGGACTGAACCCGGCGATGATCTCGCGCGCGTGCAGCTGTCAGGTTTTGTCGGCAGCAAGCCACCTCGCGCTGTGCACGGCGATGAGTGTCGATCCTTCCGACTATCTCGTCTTCCATGATCGAAGCCAGCGAAATCAGGCTGTTACAGCATCTGCGCAACGTGAAACACCGAGGGCGGTCCCGTGAACCCAATCCTCGATATTCTGGCGGACCTGCAAAACGACCGGGCGCGGGCAGTGTGGCTTTCCACCATTCCGCTCGGCGTCATCCAGCGCGACCACGCCGACATTGCGGCTGTCCTCGGAGCTGCCGGTTTCTCCGGTGGGCTGGCCTATCTCGCGGCACTCGTCGCTCACGTCAATTCGGTGCGGCTGGAGGACGGGTCGATCCCTATCGAGACGCGCCAGATCACGGATCATGCCCGCAAACTGATGTGGGGCGCCGTGAAGCAAGGGGAAATGGTGGAATGACATCTGAGCCCCGTCTCTCGATCATACCGGGATGGATTGTCACGGACCCGCGCCTGAAGGGCAAGGATCTGCAGGTGATCTGCATGCTGGGCCGGAACGCAAACACCCGCCACGGATGGTGCCGGCGAAGCCAGGTGAAGCTTGCTGAGGCGCTGTCGTGCTCGCGCTCGACAGTCCAGGCGGCGATTGATCGTCTAGTGGATATTGGCGCGCTGGAGCGCCGCAAGGTGGAAAGCGCGAGCGGCCGTGACAGCGCTCATTGGTATCGCGTCATCTACGATTCTGCCGTTGATAGCTCTGCATTTGATGCATGGGACGCTGACGACAAAGAGGAATTTGATCCTAATTCGGCGGCTGCAGCTGGTGCACCCCCTGCCGGTATACCGGCACCCCCTGCCGGTCCAGAGTCGGCACCCCCTGCCGGTTCTGGACCGGCACCTATTAACGCCTCTACCTTAACGCCTCCTGCTAAACGAGAAGAGAGAGAGCGCGCGAGCGAAGACGATGAAGGGGAAGAAAATCCCAAAGCGCTGGAGAGGCGTTTTCGGAAATGGTGGTCGTCATGGCCGACATACGCAATCGATGCTGAGATGCCGACACGGCGCGCCTGGCAGGATCTGGCGCCGGAGCAGCGGAAGGCCTGCGAGGAACGGACCCCTGACTATCTCGCTGCGGCCAAGGCCAGCGGTCGCAAGTTCTCCAAGGCTGCGGCGACCTATCTCTCGGAACGGGCGTGGGAGCGTCTGGACGACAGGCCTGCAACTGCGGCAACACCTGAGCGGCACAATCCGTATTCGCGCGCCTGGAGTGCCCTGCGGCTTGCTGAACTGTCCAAGCCTCCTGTCCACCTGACGCTGACGCCACTGGAAGCGCAGATCATCGAAGCGAAGCCTGAGAAGGATGCGGTGATCTGGCGCGACAAGCGCGAAAAAGCCGGATGGCCAGAGGCCGTGAAGCTGAACGAGGGGGCGCGTGAGCGTCGGCCTGTGTTCGTTCATCCGCGCATTGTCTCGATCTCTTCGAGCTTCGACAAGGTCGCAGTCGGCGGCGCGATCTGGGACGCTTGGAAGCGGCTGCATGCCGATCGTTGCTGGCCGTGGCTGCCAGAGCCGAACGGGCTGCCCTTCGTGCAGTTCCCGGCCTTGCCGGATGGCATCGAAGATCCTGATGAGGCGGTGGCTGCTGCCCTTCGCGAGTTCCAGAAAAAGCTGATCGAGGTACGGGACCATGACCATGCAGCATAAAATCACGGGCAAGAAGATCAGCTACAAGCCAATGATCGCTTCAGACCTGACCAACTCGGAACGGCGAAGGATCGACGACGGGAAGGTTAAAGCCGAACGGGCTCGCAATGCGCATCATAATCTTGTGCGGATGGCTCGAAAAGATGTCGCCGGTTTCGATTCTCGGGCTCGTTGGATCGTTGGCACTTGCCGTTCTGGAACTGAGCAGGCGATAGGTGAGGAGCTGAAAGAGCAGAAGATCGAGACCTGGTGCCCACTTGAGCATTTCAGGACAAGGCCTCGGAGAGGTCTCAAGCCTGTGGATATCTTCAGGCCATTCTTCAGGGGATACCTCTTCGTGCAGGTTGTTCCGTCCCATGAAGCGTTCGCTGGAGTGCTCTGCGCATCGCGTTTGAACAGCCTCATGGGGCGTGATGGCGAGCCTTTCCTGATGCCTCCAAGGTTGATGGATGCTTTGATGCTGTCGGTGCAGAAAGATGATTTGAAACAGGATGATGATAAGCCTCTGCCGGTTCACAACGGCGACAGGATTGTCATCCGTTCGGGTCCATTCGTGGACTTCCAGACGACTGTCAGGAAGGTGATCGGTGAGCGGTGGAAGCTACAGGCTGAGGTGAATATATTCGGCCGCATGACGCCAATTGAGCTGGACATTGACTCTGTCGCGCTCTCGCCGTAACGATTCGAACAAGCCGGTGGTGAGTCTATCTCCATCTGCTACGGGATGACCGGAGCGTCTGATGCTGCCCCCTTACGGGTATTGATGTTCTCCTCTGGCCCCAGCCTTGAAGCCTCTCCAGCGAGGCACCGATTCAAGGCAAGTGCTACAGCTATGAGATGACAAATGACGAGGCGGCCGCAAGGTCGCCTTTTGTCGTCTTAGAGTATGCCTCGTCTTAAGTCCCTTCCACCTCGACTGACCTCGATGCCACCTCGTCTTGGCCGTGCTGTCGGTGATGAGAAGGCCAGACTGAGAGAGCGCGAGGTCAACACGCCTAAGCGCAAGTGGTATCACAGCGAACGCTGGAAGAAGCTGCGGCTCAAGGTTCTCGAACGTGACAGCTACACATGCAAGCAGACCGGAGCGATCTGTGTCGGAAAGCATCCCGCTCCCAACAGCCCAGTTGTCGACCACATCAAGCCGCACCATTGGGACGAGCAGTTGTTCTGGGATATCGACAACCTGCAGACCGTGACCAAAGCCTACCACGATAGCGAGAAGCAGAAGCAGGAGCGGGCACAGCCCGGATGGTGAGACCATGAACGAACTTGAAATGACGCAGGTAGAGCTTGAGCAATCGGCGATGCAGTTGACTGATGGGGTATCGGTCGAAGATCTCGCTTCGGATGCCATCATCAAGCTCATGACGGTTGGTCAGTACCTTGCTGACCGTGGGCTGGCAGAGATCGAGAAGCGTGGCGAACTCGAGTTCCACGAAGGCAATCCTGTCATGCCTTACTGTTCTGACCACATGATCGAGACGGTTCTGACCCGCCCGATGCATTGAAACTTAGAAAAGTTATGAGGGCTAACCTCGTCTGTTGAAGCCGAAAATTGGGATTTCTCACCCCTCAACCTCGACCCTCGACCCCACGTGATCGAAATGTCACACCCCATCGACCGGGAGGGGGGGTCCAAAGTCTGGAACCCCTCTGCCTCCCGCACCCGCGTCCCCCGCATTCAGGGATTTTTTTATGTCGGATGAGAATTTCGACCTCTTCGGAATGCCTTTCGTGGACAAGCCCTCGAAGCGCGGGCGTCCCTCTCACGAGGTCAGCAAAAAAAACCGCAATAGGGTCAGCATGTTGCTGGCGCTTGGCTGGACAAACCCTCGGATCGCATCGGCTCTCGGCGTCACTTTGCCGACGCTGCACAAGTATTATTTTTATGAGCTTCGCAGCCGTGAGGTTGCTCGGGACCGAATGGAGCTCCGGCGTATCGAGCTAGCCTGGGAGTTGTCCGAGAAGGGCAATGTTGGCGCGCTCAAGGAATTCGGCAAGTTGATGGAGCGCAGTGATCGCATGGAGATCGAGCGCGAAATGGCAACGACACCGAAGGACAACAAGCCAGCGCCAACCGAACGGGTCGGAAAGAAAATTCTAACCGAACGCCAGGCGATCGATGCAGACGCTGACCTGATGGCGGAGCTTGAGCAGGAAGCTCAACAGCATGCACGCCACTGAAGATCTGCCTCGGTTCGCCTGTCTTGATTGGTGGGAGAGACTGCAAGCCGGCCAAACACCCATGGCGGATGTTCCACTAAACGAAGCCAAGGCGGCGAAGGCGGTTGCATTCTTCAATCGTTTGCGTCTGCCGGACATCGCTGGCAATCCACCTCTGTCGGAAGCCTGCGGTGACTGGTTCCGTGAAATCCTCTGCGCGTTTTTGGCAAGCGAGGATCCAGAGACAAAGAAAATTCTGGTTCGGGAACTGCTTTGCATGGTCCCGAAGAAGAACTCCAAGACGACCTACGTTGCGGCGCTGGGGCTGACAGCTCTCTTCATGGAGGAAGCGCCGAACCGACAGATGCTGATCGTCGCGCCGAGCCAGAACATTTCCACGCGCTGCTTCGAGCAGGCGCAGGGCATGATCCGGATCGACCCGCGCTTGAAAAGCATCTTCGACGTGCAGGATAGCGACAAACGGATCACGCGGATCAAGACTGGCACGAAGCTGGACGTGAAGACGTTCGATACGGGCATCATCACCGGTGAGATACCGATCCTCACAATCATCGACGAGCTGCACGAGCTGGGGAAGAAAAACAAGGCAGCCGCCGTGATGCAGCAGATCCGAGGCGGCGGCATCACGATGCAAGGCGGTCAGGTTCTCATGATCACCACGCAATCCGATGAGGCGCCAACCGGGATCTGGAAGATCGAGTTGGACAAGGCGCGGGCCATTCGGGACGGCAAGGGCGGCGGAGCGCCGATCATGCTTCCTGTACTCTACGAGTTTCCCGTCGATAAACAGGTTGATCAGGAGTACTGGCGCAATCAGAGAAATTGGGGCGCGGTGCTTCCAAATCTGGGGCGGTCAATCGATCCCGAGCTGCTAGTCGCCGACTACGAAAACAACGGCAAAGCCAATCCTGAAGCTGAGCAAATCTGGACCAGTCAGCATCTCAATATTCAGATTGGTGTTGGCATTGGGGGCGACGGATGGTCAGGGGCAGTTCACTGGTCGGACTGCGTCGATTCGAAGTTGGCGGGGCTTGATGATCTCCTCCGCCGATCTGAGGTTTGCACCATTGGCATTGACTGGGGCGGCGCGGACGATCTCGCTGCGCTGTATGTCATTGGACGAGAGAAGGTGACCAAGCGATGGCTTGGTTGGGGGCAGGCCTGGGCTCGCCAAAGTGTTTTTGAGAGGCGTAAGGGGATCTCGTCGCGCCTGAGAGAATTTCAGGGATTGGGCGAACTGATTATCTCCAAGAGCAGCGAGGACCAAGCTGCATCCGCAGCCGATATCTGTCGACGCATTGCCGATACAGGGCTTTTACCTGAGGCGAGAGGCATCGGACTGGACTCGGCGGGCATCGCGTTGCTGTTGGATGCACTTGAGGCAAGGAACCTTGAAGCGCCTCAGCTCGAAGCTGTCGCACAGGGATGGAAACTCCAGACCGCGATTTCTTCTGTGCCGCTCAAGTTGGAAGACAAAAGGTTCGTGCACGGCGACCAGGCCCTCATGGCGTGGGCAGTGGGAAATGCAAAGCAGACCCTCCGCGGCAGTAACTACGTGGTGACCAAGGAAATTTCAGGGGCGGCAAAAATCGACCCCCTGATGGCGCTCTTCAATGCTGCCATGTTGATGTTCCTCAACCCTGAAGCAATCGGCCGCTCTGTCTACGAGACGCGCGGAATAAGGATGATTTGAGCCGATGGGTAAGAAGAAACAGGCCCGCCAGACCGCGCTTGCTGTTGCCTCGTCGACCGGGCGCGCAGAAGTCATGGCATCTGGCGCAGGCTACGTGTCGCTGGATGATCCTCGCCTGATCGAGTTCCTTCGCGATGGGATGATGACTGCGACCGGTTTCACAGTGAACCCGGAAACTGCGCTGCGAAACCCATCCATGTTCAGGGCCTGCAGCCTGATCTCCAACTCGATCGGCATGCTGCCACTGCACCTAATCGTTCAGGAGACGAAGGAAAAGGCAAAGGACCATCCGCTTTACCGCGTGCTGCATCGCCGGCCGAACAGCTTTCAAAGTGCATTCGACTTTCGCGCCTGCATGCAGATGCGTGCGCTGGTCCACAAGAACAGCTTTGCCCGCATTCTACGATCGACGAGCATCCGTACAGGCAAACCGACAGTGTCGGGGTTGGTCCCTCTCGATGCTCGCAAGATGACCGTCAGCCTTAACGCTAGTTGGCGTATGGAATACCTTTATGAGCCTAGCAACGGGCCGAAAGTTCGATACCAGGCTGAAGATATCTTCCACCTCCGCGGTGCGTCGATCGACGGGTTAAATGGCTTTTCGCTGATCGAGCAGGCAAAGGAGGCGATTGGCCTTGCGCTGAGTGCCGAGCTTGCCGCAGGCCGAATGTTCAAGAACGGAACCTTGGTTGGTGGCGCACTGTCACATCCGGGAAAGCTCGGAGACGACGCCTACAATCGGCTGAAAGACAGCCTCTCGGAAAAGGAGGGTGCCGAGAACGCCGGCAAGAACCTGATCCTTGAAGAAGGGATGGAGTGGAAGGCCTACGGTTCGAACGCCAAAGACTCCCAGATGACAGAGCTGCGCAAGCTCCAGATCGAGGAAATTGCCCGCGTATCTGGCGTGCCTCGCCCGCTACTGATGGTGGATGAGACCAGTTGGGGCTCTGGCATCGAAGCGCTGGGGCAGTTCTTCGTCGCGTACGCTCTAAACCCATGGTTCGAAGCCTGGCAGCAAGCTGTCGAGCGATGCCTGCTCGATGATGAGGAGGTCGAACTCTACGAGGCCAAGTTCAATCCGGGAGCCCTGCTGCGCGGATCTCTGAAGGACCAGGCTGATTATCTCTCCAAAGCGCTCGGCGCTGGCGGGCATCAGCCGTGGATCCACTACGACGAAGCTCGCGACACGATGGATCTGCCGGAGCGTGAAAAACCGATCAATCCCATGACGCAGCCAAACAGCGGGCCGCCGGCTACACAATAAATTTCGGCCAGCACTACGGCTGCAAACGCGACTACCCCGAAACAGGATACGATCATGACAAACAAGCCGCTTCCTAAGCCGGTCAAGCCGGCTGCTGTTCAGATGGCCGGTTCATCAGTCCGCAAGCTCCCGCGTGGTGCTGTCACCAAGCCGCAGGCCAAAGGCCGTTTTGGTGCGCTGCCGGTACCGGCAAACCGGGATGTCTCTGCCTACACCAAGCCGAACGTCTTTGATCGCTGGACTGACGACGCGGCCGGTGTTCGTTCGCTGGAGATGGGCGACAACGTCATCACCATGTTTGACATCATCGGCGAAGACTATTGGTCTGGGGGCGGCATCACTGCAAAGAAGGTCGCTGCACAGCTCAAAGCCATCGGGTCGAAGCCGATCGAGATCCAGATCAACAGTCCTGGCGGCGACATGTTCGAGGGGATCACAATCTTCAATATCCTGCGGGAGCATCCCCAGCCGATCACTGTCAAGGTCATGGGCATGGCCGCCTCGGCCGCGTCGGTCATCGCCATGGCAGGCGACACGATCGAGATCGGCGCTGCTTCTTTCCTGATGATCCATAATTGCTGGGTACTTGCGCAGGGCAATCGCCACGACATGCGGGAGACGGCGGACTGGCTCGAACCTTTCGACCAGGCGATGGTCGACCTCTATGCTGCCCGGTCGAAGCAGGACGCCAAGAAGATTGCGAAATGGATGGACGACGAAACGTTCATGTCGGGGTCGCAGGCCATAAGCCAAGGGTTTGCCGACGCGCTTTTGCCGGCCGACAGCATGAAGATCGACGACGAGGCGAAAGCCCGCGACGAGGATCTCAACGAAATTCGGGCGATGGAGCTTTCCCTCGTCTCGGCGGGCATGACGCGCAGCGATGCGCGCGCCCGCCTCACCAAGATCAAAGGCACGCCAGGCGCTGCCTTTGAAGACACGCCAGGCGCTGTCGCAGACGATTGGTCCGGTCTTGCTGGGCTGCTTTCTTCCATCCGGTCAAACTAGGAGATCCCTATGACCATGAAATTTGCTCCGGGCGCTTTCGCGCTCGCGCGTCCGCGCGCCGTACTGACAATGCCTCGCGCCGACGCAACCGATCCCAAGGCCATGCTGGCCCAGATCAACGCTGCCTTCGAAGAGTTCAAGAAGGCAAACGAAGAGAACCTGAAGGGCAAGGCGGATGTCGTCGTTGCCGAGAAGGTCGAGCGCATCAACGCCTCCATCACCGAGATGGAGAAGAACATGCAGAAGGCTGTCGACGATCTGAATGCGAAGGTTGCTGCGGCTGGCTCGGGCAACATCATCGGCGATATTCCGGGCGATCCGGAGTACACCAAGGCGTTCAAGGCGCATATGCGCAAGGGCGACGTCTCGGCGGCCATGACGAAAGGCACGGCTGAAGACGGCGGATATCTCGCTCCGATCGAATGGGACCGGACAATCACGGGCCGTCTGAAGCGGATCTCGGCAATCCGGGCCAATGCCCGTGTGCAGTCGATCACCGGCGCGGGCTTCAAGAAGCTGTTCACAGACCGCGCCGTTGGTTCCGGCTGGGTTGGTGAAACCGCCTCGCGGCCGGCAACCACGACGCCGCAGTTCGGTCAGCTCGACTTCATCCCTGGCGAGATCTACGCGAACCCGGCGATCTCCCAGCAGATGCTCGACGACGCGGCCATTGATCTGGAGGTCTGGCTTTCCGACGAGGTCGATACCGAGTTCTCCCGCCAAGAGGGCATCGCCTTCGTTGGGGGCGATGGCGTCAACAAGCCGAATGGCATTCTCACCTACGTGACTGGCGCCGCCAATGCTGCCAAGCACCCATGGGGCGCCATCCAGGTGCAGAACTCCGGCGCAGCGGCCGGTGTGACGCTCGACGCCATGATCGACCTGATCGCCAGCCTGCCTGAAGAGCTGTCGCAGAACGCGAAGTTCTTCATGAACCGGCTGTCGGTCGCCGCCTATCGCAAGATCAAGGATGCCAACGGCAACTACATCTGGCAGCCAAGCCCTGCTGTCGGCCAGCCGTCCACGCTCTTCGAAGCGCCGATCGTTCAGGTTCCTGACATGCCGGTCGTGGCGGCCGGCAACATCGCGGCTCTCTACGGCGACATGGAAGCGACTTACCTGGTCGTGGACCGTGTCGGCATCCGCGTCCTGCGCGACCCCTACACTAACAAGCCATTCGTGCACTTCTACACGACGAAACGCGTTGGCGGCGGCGTCTACAACCCCGAGCCGATGCGCGCGCTCAAGATCGGCGTCTGATCCTGGCGGCGGGCGTCTTATAGCGCCCGCTACCACTATGCTTCAGCCAAAAATCAAAGGAGGCCACCATGGCCACGACGAAACAGACCACCGCGGCAGGCGCCGGAGCGCAGGTGCCCGAAGCCAACCATCACAATGAAACGGTCTCGGTCAGCAACAGCGGTGACAAGGCTCCTGCGACCACGCCGGAAACCGGTACGGAAACCAGCGACCAGACCGCCACCGAACAGGCTGCGAACATCGCACCGGCCACCGAAGTCGATCCCTCTGGTGCGCCCGTCCAGATCGTGCCCGATGTGGACCTCTCGCACCCAGCTGTCGACGCCGACCCGCGCAAGGGCACGACGGTTGCTCAGAACCGGATCGACTTCAACGATCCAACTTTGACCCCTGGCGAGGCTGTCGCGAATATGCTTCGCGCACAGGGTGTCGAAGTCATCACCGACCCTTCCAGCAAATAAGGTCGCGCAAATGGCAAACGTCGTCGTCCTCACTACCGGTCCGCTCTACACTCTCGAAGAGGTGAAAGAGCACCTTCGCGTCGATGGCAGCGACGACGACGTTACCATTGAAGCGTACATGGACGCCGCTCAGGCATCCGTGCTGCAATACTGCAACCTATCCCTCGTTCCAGAGGGGAAGGAAAACACGTTTAAGGTCGCTGCGCTGATGTACGTCGCGGCGATGTATGAGAACCGAACGGGTCTCGATGGGCTTCCGAAGTCGGCGCAGTTGCTCGTGAACCCTTACCGTTGGCTTCGGGTGTAGCGATGGAAGCTGGCAAGCTGGACCGGCGCGTTGCATTCGATGCGCCGAAGAAGGACAAAGACGGTCATGGCGGTATCAAGAACGGCTTTGCCGACGATGTCGACGCGACCAAGGTCTGGGCAAATTTCCGCTACCTACGTGGGGGTGAAGCGGTACAGGCCGCGCGCTTGGCCGGCCGCCAGCCAATCGTTGTGACGGTTCGCAGCAGTTCGCAAAGCAAAGTCATCGATACCAGCTGGCGAATGCGCGACAGTGCTGGCGAGATCTACAACATCCGATCTGGGCCGGTCCCTTCTGACGACAGGCTCTATCTCGAATTCACCGTCGAAGGCGGCGTGGCAGTATGAGCGTCTCCGTTGACTTTCAGGACGTCATCCTTCGTCTACTTGAGGAGAGTGCAGCCGTTCAAGCTATCGTCGGCGACCGCATTTACGACGGCGTGCCGGATAATGCCGTCTTTCCATACATCAGTTTCGGCCCTTCGGATTACAACCCAGATGATGCGGACTGCATTGGTGGTCGCGAGGAAACGATCCAGCTGGATTGCTGGAGCCGTGATGATGGCCGGAAATGGCCGTGCAAGCAGCTCGTCGATGCTGTGAAATCTGCGGTTCATGAGAAAGACGCTGAAATGACATCCGGCGCTCTTGTCCAGATGCGCGTCACTCTCGCCCGCGTACTGGATGACCCCGATCGCATCACGGCCCATGGCGTCGTGCAGGTCACCGCTACCATTGAGGAATAGATCATGGCTCGCGTCAGATTTACCGATGATTTCGATTACAAGCCGAAGAGCCAAATCACCATTGGCTCCAAGGCGGATACGGAGATGACTGTGCGGCGTGAGTGCGCCGATGCGGCTATCGCAGCTGGCAAGGCTGTGGAGGCCGACGTGGTTGAAAAGGACTCAGCGACGGAATGACCGCCAAGATTATTGGACTGCAAAAGCTTCAACGCAAGCTGGATGCTCTTCCTCAAAAGGTGAAAACGCGCATTCGCGGAGCAATGGAAGAGGGCGCGGGCGAGATCGTCGCTATGGCGAAGTCTTTGGCGCCAGCGGATAGCGGGACGCTGCGGGATAGCATCGGTTGGACGTGGGGAAGAGCACCGAAGGGCGCCATGACTATCGGTAAGGTGCAGTCGGTTGGCGGCGACCTCACCATCACGGTTTATGCGGGCAACGGCGAGGCATTTTATGCGCGCTGGGTCGAGTTCGGCACTGCGGCGCATACTGCAGGCGGCAAGTTCGCCGGCGCAGAGATCCCGGCGATACCGGCATCTCCGTTCTTCTACGTTAGTTTTCGGGCGCTTCGCCGCCGAGTGAAAAGTCGCGTCACGCGGTCAATCAACAAGGCGGCCAAAGAGGTCGCCGGTCGATAACCAGAACCCCTCTTCGCGGCTCGCCGCTCACAACGCCATAGGAGACAATCATGGCCCCTCCCGTCACAGCCCGTTTCGGTAAATTTCGCGTTATGCTCGGCAACAGCGCCGCGCCCATCGTCTACGCCGCACCATGCGGGTTTACCTCGAAATCGCTTTCACTCGGGAAATCTCTGTCTGAAGTCGCCATTCCCGACTGCGAAGATCCTGACGCGCCGATCGTGCTCGGTCGCGACGTAGAAAATACGACCGCATCGGTCAGCGGCGAAGGCGTCCTAGCCGCCGAGTCCGTCGTCAAGTGGCTCGATGCCTACGAGAGCACCGAATCCGTGCCGGTGAAAGTCGAAGTCGAGTTCACCGGCGGTACCGTTACATGGACCGGCCGGATGCATATCGAATCGCTTGAGATTGGTGCGGAGGTCGGAGGCCGCGTGACGCTGAACGTCTCGATGCAGTCCGATGGTCAGCTGGTTCGCACGGATACCTTCGCCTGATGAGCCGGGACGCGACGATTGACCTAGATTGGGCCGACGGCACGTTTCGCTTCCGTCTTGGTTGGGGCGAGCTGAGCGAACTCCAGGAGAAAACGGATGCAGGGCCATATGTCGTGCTGCATCGGCTCCATTCTCACCAGTGGCGCATGGAGGATATCTCTAGCGTCATTCGGCTGGGGCTGATTGGCGGTGGAATGGAGCCTGGTGTCGCCCTCAAAAAGGTCAGAGCGTACGTTGAGACGCGCCCACCGCTCGAAAGCCACTCGTTTGCAGTTGCGATCCTGTCGGCCGGCCTTCTTGGCGCCCCGGATGAACCTGTGGGGGAGCCCTCGGCGCCAAATCTAGCGGAAGTCGAATAGACGACCTGCCGAACGGCAAGCTGAGGTTTGGCGCCATATATGGTGTTGGCGTTGCGATGGGGTATTCACCCCAACAGGTGAACGCAATGTCGATGTGGCAGTTTACCGCTGCGGTCGACGGTTACGTCAAGGCGAACGGCGGAGAAGACAAGATGTCGAGCGCGGAAGCGGATGAACTGTGGAATTGGCTTCAAGCTAAGCAATAACACCTGCTTAACAAGCCTAATTGTTCAGTAGGCTGTCGGGTAAGCACACGATAGACCCGAAACCGGTCTTCTCGTTATACGTCCCTAGCGCTTCCGCTACTCCCTTCAGTTCACTTTTCTGGGTTTCGCATTCGACTTTCGAAAGCCCTCTCGCAGTAATTTTCTCCGTGTTACCGATCGCATGGACCAAGTGGTAGGTCTCTGCCGGGGTGCTTTTCGTTGGGACTTTGGATGGCGCCTCAAGCTGCGCGGCGAGCGCGATAAGCGCACCGATCGCTCCTAGACCTATAACTACACGTCCAAACCCCGGTTTATCGCTCTGTTTCATCGCCTGCCTTAAAGGATATCTGAATGGCCCAAGAACTTGAACGGCTAGTTGTTCAGCTGTCTGCAGACATCAAGAAATACGAAAACTCGCTCAATCGCGCAATGGGTGTAACAAACCAGCGAGCTCGCCAGATCGAGTCGCGTTTCGCCAAGATGAGTAAGACCATCAACAACGGTGCGGCAAACGCGGCGATCGCAGCTGGTAAGGCCTTTGCGTTAATCGGCGGGGCACAAGGGTTCAAGACATTGTCTGACTCGGCTACGCGGATCGACAACGCTTTGAGAGTGGCCGGGCTCTCAGGTAGCCAACTCGAAAGTGTTTACCAGTCTCTGTTTTCAGCGGCAGTGAAGAACGCTGCCCCGATTGAGACCCTTGTGAGCCTATATAGCCGCCTGTCTCTTGTTCAGAACGAACTTGGCGTCTCGCAGCAGCAGATTGTGGGTTTTGCGCAGAACGTGGCACTTGCGCTGCGTGTAGGAGGAACGTCAGCACAGGAAGCATCTGGAGCTTTAACCCAGCTTAGTCAGGCTCTTGGAGGAGGTGTAGTCAGAGCCGAGGAATTTAGTTCCATTCTTGAGGGCGCGCCGACAATCCTTCAGGCAGCTGCTGCTGGGATAAAGCAAGCCGAGGGTTCGGTAGCAAAACTCAGAAAAATCATGCTTGACGGTAACCTCTCATTGAAAGCTCTTTTTGATGGGTTTCAAGCCGGCGCTGCATCGCTAGAACAGAAAGCTGCGGGGTCGATTCTGACGATCGAGGATCGCATGACAAATCTCAGGACTTCGCTCGTAAATGCCGCCCGCGAATTCAACACGTCTTCCAAAGCTGGCGAAACGTTCGGCAACGCAATCGATCGGGTTTCTTCGTTCATTAATAGCATTAACTTCGATGCCCTAATCACGCAGATCCAGGCAGTTGCAAACGCGATGAACAGCGGCATTGCCACGGTCAATAGCTTCGCGGAGGCCTACGCTCGCTTGTCGGGTTATAATGGTATTGGCCGCGATATCGTGAACATGCTTCCCGGCGACGGCGCCAAGAAAAGCTTCCTGGGTGGCGGGCTTACAATTACCTCGACGGCAGGGATCACAGACCGGATCAATCAGGCGTTTGAAGGTCAGATCGAGCAAGCAGGTAAGTTGACCTCGGAAGCGGTCAGAAACAGTGTTCTGGGTACCGGTAAAGGAGATCGTTTGTCTCCCGCGCTGCCATTGGCCGGACCACAGATCGGCGCGCGCCCAGGTGGAGGCGCAAAGATCGACCTGAACGATCCTCGCTATAAGACGGATGGAAGCAAAAAAACGGGCGGCTCTAAAAAGAGCGGAAAAAGTCTGGACGAATACGCGCGAGAGATCGAGCAAATTAAGGAACGCACACTAGCGCTGCAGGCTGAGACTGAAGCGCAAGGTGAACCGCCCCGGCTTTGCCGGAGACCGTTTGGTTTAAGTTATGCGGCCATAGCTGGCGCGTCCAGCATGGCATGGTATCGTTCTTCGGCCTCGGCGGGCGGAATGTTTCCGATGGG